GCTGGAGAGAGCTAAAACGCTACTCCACAGTACTTGGTCTACGACCTTTCCTATGTTTGGCCTGCGCTAGTATGCCCCGGCGGCAACTAACGCCTCTCCTCGGTTGTCCTGTCAGCATGAAGACTGACCCCGCGACGACCGGCTTTCCAAGTGCGAGCTTCGCCTGTCCGCCATTACGACGGCCATGATGCGACGGCTTGCCGACCGACACCACTGCCAACTGTCGCCCGGGGTTCCAACCCGGATTACGCAGGGCTAACCCCTTCGAGGGCGCCCATGTAACGACAGCAGACAGTGGGGCGGTGAGGCAGGGACGCGAACGTGTACCTCCTTACCGCAACGAACCGAAGCCACCCGCAGGGGCTACGCGCTCCTAACACAAGTAGGCCGGACACAACCGACCAGAAACGACATGGGTTCCACGGAACTCATCCATCAGTGTCCAACGGATGCAGGCGAATAAAGCCCGCATCCCAGTCCGCTACAAAGGCAGCGTACTCACTGACGCCTCTCATTTCTTCGTCAGAGCGGAAAGTGGCAGGAACCACAAACCACCCTCGCTTTAAACGGAGCTTAAAGCTAAGCTTCAAACCTGAGCTAACGTAGCTCAAGCGTGAGTATCTCTTTTGTTGACGATACCCGTAAGTCCGACGAACTTTCCCGCAGGACGGAGAAAACTCGTCTCTCTTCAAACCTCCCATCCGCCCGTGTTCCCAAAAGACAACACGCAAGGCTTCTGCCTCCACGGGCGTAGGATCCCTTCCGGTGATCCTAACCAACTCCTCAGGGAACGAACAGTCTACGACTGGTTCCGGCAAGGCCGTCCAAGTGCGACGGACCCTGAGGCTCTGCTCTCGTTTGTAAGCAGGGTAGCCAGTGTGGCCAAGTTGGGATGGGAGGAAACCCCAGCGACGTCCGATTCGACACCTCTGGAAGGCGTCAACCATCCCCTGGTCTGAACATACGGCTTTCGCCATATGCATCATACCAGGGAAATCGGCCGTAGCTCCACCTCTCCGAATATGGCGTACTTCGCGCCATTTCCCCGAACTCCTCAGAAAACACGTGGAGTTGACCTCACACACGTTTTCTGCTCGAATCGTTTTGTCATCGTTAAGTCGGTACCCCGGAGGGTAGTCCCGCACGGTGACGTACCTGGAGGCTGAGATGACTGCGTCATCCCCGTTAACCAGGAAACGAGCTGCAGGATCGAACCGCGCCGCCCAGGAGGCGGCGCAGTAAGACTGCAAGCAGAGGAGAGGGAAGGAGAGGTAGCTCCCCATCATCTGTCCATGACTTACTGTCCGATACTCACCCGACTCCGATTCAAAGACCGGAGCAAGCGAAGCGTGCGCCAACAAACGCACGCTGCGGGGAATCTTCACGGAGGTGAAGAAAAGAGTATCGAGCAGGACCTTAGCCACGTCGTGACTAAGGTTGTCAGTTGCCGCTACCAAATCAACCGAGGTTTGGTAGTTGTTGACACAGACAGATGCCAGTCGTTCTTTGGTCGGAGGACCACAAAGAAGCCAGTCTTCCCGGCATAGTCTTGAGTAGACCATGCTGTGTAACGGGGCAAGAAGTTCACACCTCTCATCGTAGATGAGAAGGGGACGCTTCTTGCCAGCAGACATGACTTCCTTGTAACGCGCAAAGAAGAAGCCGCAAAGCTCCGACTCTTTGGTTGCGCTGTTAAAGAACTCTCCACGTCGACGGGCCCAAAGACGGTCCGCTCTAGATTTCCTAGGAAACCTAGAAGTAGGATTAGGAACATGACGACCGACAAAGTCGTGGTAGTTCCTATCCCACCCAGACGTGAAGACACGAGCAGACACACGCCGGACGTGGTCAAGATACTCGGGACTGGAGGGAGGGGGTTGAGAGAGTGCGTTCCGTTCCCACGAGGAACGCACTGACGGAGTGTGTCGCGAGCAACCCGATGGCAGGTTGCGCTTGATTGAAGAGACACCGTGAGCCAAAGCCCACCTGTCTCGACGACACAGTCTCTGTAGCGAACAGAGACCATCCTCCCCCCGGCGCTGGCGCCGAGGGAAGACAACAGAGGCCCGCTCCTTGCCCTGTTGTAGAAGAAAAGAGAGGAAACGAGAAAGTTCACTAGAACTGCAGTCCGGTAGCTCAGAGTACGGAAGACCGTACCTGACCCGAAGCAACAGCAGTCCATTGTGGATCGTTTCCTTGGTCCTACGTTCGCTCAGAGAGCAAACGTAGCACCGCTTAACCGTAGAACCGCTGGCGGAATTATCTACGGAGCGCTTGACGCACGCTAATCGGCTACGGCCAGGACGCAAGTCGCAAGCAGAACGCATGGGGGACAAAGATCCA